GTAAAGAAATTGCCTAATTGATATGTTGCCATTGCTTATTCGTTTTAACAAATATACATAAATTTTTATTTATCAAGATACTTGGAAAATATCCAAGGTATAAGACAAGATTTTTTGGTAAGCGATTTGGCTACTCCCTTGCTCAATTTGAGTTCTGCTAAAGTTCTTTCTAATGTTTATAGCTTGCAAATCGGCTGGCAATGTCAAATAATCCAGAGTCATTTTTAATTGAATAGCATTGGAAATATTTTCCGAAAGCTTTTTACCTCCGTTGCCTTGTGCGAACTTGGTAACGATATTAATTTGAAATGTTGCGTTTTGTCTAATCGAGCAATCGTTGCTTGTTGTCTCGGCTTCGTTTTGGTCTGTAATGAGGACGTAAGCTTGTGAGCCTTGGTAGATAGCTGGATTAATACCAGGAGGCAACTCCGTGTCGTAAACTGGCAAAGTCACACCGCTAAGCGTTAAAGGTGAGATTGCGGCAATAATTGCCTTTCTTATGTCCGTAGCGATTTCTCTCATTTAATATCTTTTTTAATTTCGTTTTCGATTTCTTGCACCAAGTTAGCGGTATTCTTGAAAAAGGATGGCATTAAATAGGGACGGCCAATAATACGGCCTTGTCCATTTCTGTAAAACCTTCTTGCAATATCTCGGACTTCTTGCGTGTATTCTGCACGACTTAAAATTTCCCTTGCACTTAATCCAGTTCCAAATTCCAACCAAGCTTCAATCTCAAATACTGGGTCGCCTGACTGCACGCCAACTCTCCAAGCTAATCCATTGTTTTCAACTACTTTATCAATCCTTTGCTTAATGTTTAATGGTAAACCATTCCAACTACTTGGAGCGTTTCTTATAGCCTCTATTTCAATATCCGTTGCGGCACTTGCCAAAGCGTCTTTAACCGCTTCAACAACTGCATCGCTTTTTTTATTTAAATCAATTAGAGCTTTGTCCAAGCCTTTTACAGTAACCGCCATTACACTCCGACCATGTTTATAATGTACTCTTTGTGTTGGCGCTCGTCATTCAATTGAACGCCAGTAATTTTGTAATATTTGCTTCGATAAAAAACCTGATAGTTTTCGCTTGGCACAAAGGAAACTCGGTATTGAATTGCAATTTGAAAGGTATTTGGTAATACCATTTCTCCAGCCTCTAAAGCGTTATTGGCTCTAGTCTGTTTAACCGATGCAAACGTAGACAAGAAAGTACCTGGAGTAACAGTTGTGCCTCCAGCTCCGTCGCTTATAGTTTGAAAGGAAACAAACTCAACTTTTTGGTCGTATTTTCCAAAGTTTATCATACGAATAAGTCCGCTCTATATTTTAACTCGGTTGAAATACTAGCCTTTTGGGCATAATATTCTTGGTCATTTAATAAATTCTGACGATACGCAAAATCCGTTGCAATTCTTTTAAGCATTGCAACGTGCAAATCTTGAGGCAAAGGATTGGAGTTATTAAATCCAGCCGTATAAGTGTAATTGGCTACCTCTGTTTCGTCGGTTGTTACATCCGCCACCCAAGGGCCAATTGGGTAAATTCTTTGGCCAGTTTTATTATTCGTGATAACCACATTTCTTTCCACATAAAGCATTCCACTTGCCTTTTCACTTTCAATTCTAGCCGCTGGGATTAGTTCGTTAGTAATCAAGGTATCCCAGTCTGAGAAATCAATTTGCATCCAAGCCTTAGCTTCTGCCAAAGTAATTGGCTCCGTTGCTACTTGGGTACTGTATCTAATGTCGAGGGGTCTTACTACGCTCATTTTTTCTTATAGTCTTGTTTGTCCACTTTAATCCAAACCGCCAAGCCTTTGTCGACCAAATAGGTGTCGTAGGTCTTGCCTACGGTCAATATTTCGCCTTTCTGAAAGGGTGCCAGGTCAATTAATAATTTTATCATAAAGATACTATTTATTTCATTAAATGTTTTTTCTCATTCCAAGGCTCAAAATCAGTCCAAGGTCGATAACTATGGAAAACGTAAAGAGAGCGGATTAAACCAATCTTTAAGCCAATCTCTTTAACTCTCATCGAAAACAAAGAATCAAAAGCCAGGCTATTTTCGGTAAACTTAATTTTCTTCCAGGTCTTGTACTGAAATGCCATAAAGAATCCAGCAATGTACTCTTGGATTTCTTGTACCCCACCCCCCCCGTATGACATGGCGATGTTGTAATGATTTCTAATGTTTAAATCGTTACTAAAGGCTTTACCGTGCAATTGGTGCTTTGACCTTAGCCGATTGGTATAACATCCAACCAAGCCAAATTTGTCTCCATCTAAAGACAAAGCATCGTGTATTCTTTTGCCCCAGTCAGGAGTCAGATACAAAATATCACCGTCTTGTAAAACAATCCAATCCTCGTCATTTGCATTTATGCTGGCCAAGTATTCGTTGTAGGCTTTGCCAATGTCTTTCTCTAAACTAAAAGGATTTGAGTAAAATATTCTCATTTGTAGTTTACAAATTCAGGATGTTTTGAGAACTCTTCGTAAAGCTTTAAATTTATTTTACCGCTTTGTCTTCTTTCATTAATTGATAAAGACGAATCGACGGCAAAACGCCAATCTAAAACATCAAATAAATCAAGACTATTTTTTACATCCATAAATGGTTTAGGAGTTAATCCTAAGTCATGTATTCTTTGACTGTATTCGACGTGTTCAAATCCCCACAAGCCAAATTGAGGCCTCATTCCTCCAGCTACCTGAAGACATATATTTTTCAAATAAAGCATACATCCATTAGGAGCGGTATATGTCATTAATCCTTTATCTTCTCCAGTAAATCTAATTGAGGGACTATAAATAATGTTATTGCTTTTTTTATCAAAGGTCAAGCACAAATGATTGACTTGAGAATTAATGTAAGGCTTAAACCAATCATGTGTTTTTGGTCTTACATCGTCATCACAAAGAAAAATGTGGTCATGTTTGTCCGCTAATTCTAAACACTTGTTTTTAGCCTTAGCTATTCCAACATTTTGCTCAAACCGATAATTAGATTTTACAGGTGTTTTGGATGCATCATCAACCACATAAATAGTAGCATTAATTGGTAAATATTTTTCCCATTCAATTAATGTTTCCTCAAATACTTCTTTTCTATTGTGCGTTGTTAAACAGACTGCAATTGTTTCCATTCTAAGAATTTTGGATGTTCTGAAAATAAAGTTTGATTATATTTTTGATTGAATAATTCTAGCTTAGACCACATTAAATCATTTCTATCACTTATGCTTCTTTCTTTTAAGGTTTGGCTACCTAAATGATTTACTTTAGCTGAAACAACCAACATTGGAGGCACATTAATTTTCTTTAATTGCTCAACTAATGAATTGTCAGCAAACCAAAAATCAAAATCCTCATCTAATCCGCCAATCTCTTTATATAATGACCTTTTCATCATAAACGCCCAACCTGATAAATTTCTACCACATTGCCAGCCTATTTCATTTTCTGTAACATCCTTTTGCCTAAAGTCAGCCATTGCAATAGGACTAACAATAGGATAATCCGCGGCTAATAAACCATGTAGCCAGCCATTTTTAAATATCAAATCATTATTACAAAACATTACCCAGGGAGCATTACCACGAACTGCTCCAAAATTTAAAAATTTGTTATAATTAAATTGGGAATGAGGATTGTATGTGGCTGCATTTTTATAGAATAAATTAGTCTTCTCTTCTATTACAATACAATTGACTTCCAAACCATTTGCCGACTGAATACAACTATCAATTGCATTTTGAGTCATTTTTGACCCTAGTTTTGAAGCGTTAGAAATAAAAATTACATCTACAATTGGATTCATACTGGTTTTTCGTTTGTTTCTAATGTTGGGGATATATTCTTGAGCAACGGTTGTTAAATCGCTATAATCATAATGATAAAGGACTTTATTTATTTTAAACTCAGACTTTAAATGTGGTTTTAAAATCTTTGCGTAACCAGCGTCCTCCGCTCTTGGTAAACTTGGAAAAGAAACCTTAGTTGAAACTTCTTTTTTTATTACTGGTATGTGATTTGGCAATCTATAATAAGCCTCCTCAGTATTGTAGTCGTTAGGAAAATCTTTAGAATAGTAACAGATTTTAGGATTGTTGCCATTTAGTGAAACCGAAACCTCAAAGGTTATACAATCTGCATTTGAATTAATTGCCTCTAAAATACTTAAAATGTAATCTGACTCAATTCGGTCGTCACAATCTACAAAGGAAATGTATTTTCCACTTGCTAAGCCTACCATAAGATTTCTCTTATCTCCTAGCATAATGGTTTTGTTATCAATTAAATAAATAATCTCAACCTCTTTTTGTTTATTTGCCTCCAAACTTTCTAACTGACCATAAAGCATTTCTAAAGATTTAGGCAAAAAAGTATTTCTCCTTTCAGATACTGAGGGGACTAAAATTGATAATTTAATATCGCTCATAATTTATTGAATTAGATTTCTCCGCAAGGCTTACAATTTTTCTTAAAATACATTTCGCAAGCCGTGCCGTCGGGATTGCTTGGCTCCTCATTAAAGTAGATTTGAGCCTCGCTAGGCTTTGCAGTAAAGCGCTGGCAAGTGTTTTTAAGCTTGCATCTTTGAGGCTTACACATCGTAAATGTTGCCATATCCTATAATTTATTTTAAAGTAAATGATTTTGAACGCGTTAAACAAAAAAAGGCTGGAAAAATTCCAGCCTTTTAACCACTAAACTAAACACACACTAAATATTAGGTAGTCTCAAGAAGCGCCTTTGCAGTTGCAAACACACCTTTAACCAATACTGGAGTATCGTTAGCTGAGATAAATTGTACCAATCTCTGCTCGATTCTTACAGTCTTCAAGTTGTCGATAAAGTCATCGCCAGACTCTCCGATTGCTACTTGCAAACCACTTCTCAAACGTACGTTGATAACTGAAAGGTCACCACCTACGAATTGTGCAGCCGTTCCAGTCAAAGCGTTTGTTGGGATAATGTTTACACCCCAAGCAGAAATTCCACCTTGTGCGTTGAAAGTAACGCCAGCTGGTAGGATATAATTCTTGTCTGCATCCTTCTCAGAAAGCATTAGGTGATACTGTCCAGTCTCAACGAATACGCCAGTAGCAGTTCCGTTTGCAGCTCTTACTTGAGCGATGATTCCGTGGATTACATCCCAGTTAGTAGCAGCCTCAACACCACCAGCCATTGAACCGCCAGTAAATGTGGTAGACTTAGAAAGCAAACCAGCAAGCTGAGGAGATGTACCGTTACCAGTAAACAATTGATTTTCGATAACTGTCTCTACACGCTTAACTCCATTGGATTGGATGTAAGAAGCCAAGTAAGCGGCATCTTCCAACATTTCCATAGAAACCTTCATATGAACACCAATCTTCTCAACCTTAGCTCTCTGCTCCTTGTATTGAACGTCAAGTTGGGTTTTCTCAACACCTTCACCAATCATTACTGGAGTTCCCTCCTGGTCGTACTCTTCAACCCATACTGCATACTGAGTTCCGATTGCTCCTACGCTTGCGTTAGCAAGGTAAACCAACAAACGCTGACGGATAGGAGAAACAACACCTGTAAACTCAGAGATTGTAACTTGTCCTGAAGACGCTTCGTTAGCGATTGTAGAAGCTAGAGTAATAGTTCCAACTGCTTTCTCATTGATTTCGAATACCAAAGGAGCCTTTAGACGAGCGTTAGGCTCAGACTTCAATCTTTCGATTTCAGCTTGCACAGGAGCGTAAGCCTTCATGAAAGCGGTTTTGAAATCTTCAGCGCTTACTTCTTTGTCTACTGCATTCTTTTGCATTGCAATGTCCAACTTATCAAGTTGCTTTTGCATTTCTGCTGCCTCTTCTTTGGTTACTACACCATTAAAAGACTTTAATAGGCTTTCAGCCTTTTCGAAAGCCTCGTTGGCTTTAGTTTCTGCATTTGCTGCTTTTGCCTTTAGAGCCTCGCCAGCCTCTGCAATTACTGCCTTTACGGCATCAATTGTTAGATTTTCCATGATTCAAATTGTTTTTTAAGTTCGTTAATTGTTATTATTTCGACCGCTTCGGCTTCTTTAATTTCCAAAGTAGGCGAGGCTGGCTTTAGAAACTCCAAAAGTGATTTAAGTTGATTTTCTAGTTTTTCAATTGTTTCGTCGGTTGCGTCTGAGGTCTTTACAAACTTTTCAAGTCTGCTAAGGTATTCGAATGCGTCCGCTTCGCTTTTAAGGTCAATAAATGTGGTCTCAGGGTTAGCTCCCAAGAATTGGACTGCTGAGCCTTCATACATCATTACCTCCTTAATTAGGTTCGCTTTGGCCTCCTGGTCGAACTGTTCTTTAATAGTTCTAAAGCCAAACGAATGCTGGTTAATTAGTTCACTCTCAATCATTTTCTGAAAGTCTTGCCCAGCTGCATGACTACCAATTTTAGCCTCGTAACGCAAGCCTTTATTGTCTTCGTAAAGATTGGTGATTTTTGCGACAACCTTGTTTTTATCGTGGTCTAGTAAATACTTGATTAACTGCTTGCCTTGTGGCCCACGCTCCATTACAGTCTTGGTAAACGCTCCTGGCTCGATTACATCTCCATCGAGGTCTTTGTTGCCAAATACTGCAAAGTAACCCGAAACAATCCCTTGTTTCATGTCGCTATCTGTAAAGCCTTGGTTTAATCCTTTTTTTACAAAACCCATATCGCTAGTCTTTTCTAATTCCTTTA